TGAGGCGCCAATCTTTCCCAAACCTTATCAGAGATGTCATGTCGTCGGTGTGCTGAAATTGTCATATTTACCCCCTTAGGGGTAGAGTATGACAGGAAAATTAATTTTTGCAATCTCGTGACTACAGTGTCTAGTGCGCAAGCGCTTGAACGTCTTGCGTGACCGCTCCGGCCGGGAAAACCTGCTGGAATGCGCGGCCACCATCGACGAGCCGCTCTGCATTGATGACCAAGCCCTGGACAAGCAGGAGTACCTGCTTGCCTGCACCAACGGCGTGGTCGATCTGCGCACCGGAGAGTTGTCGCCGGGAAAGCCCGAGCAATACATCCTCAACGCCTGCCAAACCGAATGGAAGGGGTTGAATCCGAGCAAGAAGTTCATGGACTTCCTGCACTCCTGTTTCGACGGCGACCAAGAGATGGTGGCGTACATCCTGCGCCTGCTCGGCTATGGCCTGCTCGGCAACCGGGATGATCACATCTGGGTCATCTTCCACGGTCCCCGCGCCCGCAACGGCAAAGACACCCTGATGAAAATCATCTTTAATGTCCTGGGCCGTGCGCTGGCCATCAAAATTCCCACGGCCATGCTGATGGAGCAGACCTTCCAGCGCTCTGGATCACAGCCCGAGCCCGACGTGATTGCCCTGCGCGGTGCCAAGATGGCCTTTGCCTCGGAAGGTGAGGCCAAGCAGAAGATTGCCATGTCCAAGCTGAAGGACCTGACCAGCGGCTCCATCCTCACGGCCCGCGGCCTCAACGACAAGCTCCTTTCATCCTGGGAGCAGACCCACCTGCTCTTCTTCATGACCAACGAAATCCCGAAAATGCGGTCAGACGACGAAGGCTTCTGGCTCCGCCTCCATGCCGTCCACTGGCCGATCCGCTTCGTCGACAACCCCAAGGATCCGGACGAGCGCCAGCGTGATCCGCGCATGGCGTCCACTCTGAAAGAGGACTTGCCGGGGGTGCTGGCCTGCCTGGTCCAGGGGTGCCTGGACTACCTGGCGCATGGCCTCAATCCTCCGGAAAAAGTGCTGGCCTATACCAAGGAACAGCGCGAGAACTTTGACGACATCGGCCAATTCCTGGCTGATGCCTGCATCAGGGAAACACAGCCCGAGACGGGCGAGTGGCAGACACGTACCGCGGTTTCCGATTTTGTCGCGGTCTGCAACTGGTGGCTGAGGCAGACCTTCGGCAACAGCTACAACTACAGCGCCAAGCGGGTCACCCAAACCTTGGAGAAGAAGGGCATCGTCTCCAGGAAAGCTAACGTGATGTACTACCTTGGCGTTGCGATCAAGCCCGAGGCGCAGGCGGAGTATGACTCTGCTAAGGCCGAGGACGAGAAAAAATCAACCAAGGTGTGGTCGTGATGGCTTGTTTTTACCGGCAATCCTCCCAACATCCCGCGGTTACTCGGTTTTTATGCGATGCAATGTGCTGTATTTCCGTTGTTTGGGAGGATGGGAGGATTTTCCCACGACTCACCACGCATGTGAGAGATGGTTTATCACGCGCGCGTGTATTGTATAATATCCTCCCATCCTCCCTTATATATAAAAAGTATAGAAAAAATAGAGAGATAGGAAACGGGAAATTCTTTGCACTCCTGGGATTGTGGGAGGATTGCCCGGCATGAGCGAACTGATTTTCGATATCGTCCACCGTAAGGTGGATGCCTCCAGAGTGCGGCGGCACTGACCGCTTCCATATCTGGCCGAATCAGGCTGGTGGCGAGACCGCACAGCGGGCCGGAGTGAGCGGCACCTTCTGGTGCCGGCAATGCGATGCCGGCGGCGACGTGATTGACCTGCTCAAGTTCAGCGAGGGGCTGGACTACAAGACCGCCTGCAAAGAGCTGTACATCGAGATGGAGAAACCCGGCCACAGGCTGCGGCCGATTCGGCAGCCGAAACGGGAATCCTCCACCTGGACACCAACGCAGTGGAAGATCCCTGCCGAGAAGTGGCGCATCCAGGCAACCAAGCTCGCCTTGGGCGCGCATGAGCGGCTGCTGGTCAATACCTCCATCTTGTCCTACCTGGCCGGGCGTGGTCTGCCGCAAGAGGTGGTGGCGCGCTACCGGCTGGGCTATCTCGAGGGCGAGGACAAGAAAGGCGTTTGTCTGTACCGCGCCCGTTCCGCCTTCGACCTGCCGGAAAAAAAGAGCGAGGAGAAGTCGCACGCCGCCCTGTGGATCCCACGTGGTTTGACCATCCCGCTGTGGTGCGGGGATGAGGTGCATCGCATCCGGATCCGGCGCCGCAAGGATGACCTGCGGGAGAGGGACAGCAAGTACATCCTGCTGGAAGGCTCCGGCCAGGCGCCCATGGTGTTGCCGCCGGAAGGCGTTCGACCCGGGCTGACCGCATGGGTGGTGGTGGAGTCCGAGCTGGACGCCTGCGCCGTGCACCATGCCTGCTCCTGGCAGATCGGCGTGCTGGCCTCGTTGACCAATGTCGGCAAGCCGGATGCGGCTGCGCACCGGTTACTCTCCCAGGCCAAGCTCATTCTGGTGGCGCTCGATTTTGACACACCGGACGCCAAGGGCAAGCGGGCCGGCTACCATGGCTGGATCTGGTGGCGGGATCATTACGCCGTGGCCAGGCGCTGGCCTGTGCCTAAAGGCAAGGATCCGGGCGAGGCATTTGGCCTTGGGGTGGATTTGGCGGCATGGGTTCAGGCTGCCATGCCTGAGTTGGGGACCATGGGAAAATCCGATTCAGCCGCAGCCGCTTTGGGGGAAGGGGCGGCTCCTTCTGCCACACCAGCTTCTGCTCAGGTCCCTGCCGGTAATCGCTGGGTCAAGGCCGGAGCGGACACGCCACTGGCTGATGCGGTGTATCCGGAGGAATTCGGCTATTCCACGGAGCACCTGCGCGCCTACTATGCCGGGAAATCAGCCGACGACGACGATGTTTTGATGGTCTGCCCAAAAACGGCAGCAGGATGGGGTTGGCGCTCCCGCCTATGGTGCCGGACTTGCAAAGGCCACCGGCACTGCCTGGCCGAGTTCCTGCTCTCCCCGCAGATGCTGGCGCCGATGGAGACCGAACATGTCTGACTTAAGCCGCCTGCAATTGGGGGATGCGCAGCAGAATATCGCGCATTTTCTCTTTGACGATGATGGTGTCGTAGCGGGTTTGCAGGTTGATCCAGCTTTGCGCGTCCGTGCCGAAATATCGAGCCAGCCGCAGGGCTGTATCGACCGTGATGGCACGCTTGCCATGCACAATTTCGTTGATCCGTCTCGGTGGAACGGCAATCGCCTTCGCCAGGGCGTACTGGCTGACGCCCAAGGGATCGAGAAATTCGTCCCGGAGAATTTCGCCGGGATGGATGGGAACGGCGCGTCCAGCCGACAGGTCGGCGACGTCGGAAAAATCAATGCTGTCAAGATCTTCGATGCGGATGGTCATGATGGCCTCCCTTCAATGGTAATCAACAATTTCAACATCGTGGGCGTTGCCGTTCTCAAAGCGAAAGCAAATCCGCCATTGCTGGTTGATGCGGATGCTCCACTGTCCTTGGCGGTCTCCTGTGAGGGCTTCAAGGCGGTTTCCTGGCGGCACGCGCAGGGCTTCGATACTGGTGGCGGCGTCGAGCCAAGCGAGCTTGTTCCGCGCGGCCCGCACCCATTGACCACTAAACTGGCGGACATTCAGCCCTTGGAAGAGGGCGGCGGTTTGTTTGTCGGCGAACGTTTTAATCATGCGCTGATAATAACGAATTACGTTAATAACGTCAAGCGTTATTCCACGGAATACCTACGCGTCATCCATGCCGGGAAATCAGCCGACGACGACGATGTTTTGATGGTCTGCCCAAAAACGGCAGCAGGATGGGGTTGGCGCTCCCGCCTATGGTGCCGGATGTGCAAGGGGCATCCGCATTGCCTGGCCGAGTTTCTGCTCTCTCCACAGATGCTGGCGCCGATGGAGACCGAACATGTCTGAACTGCGAATCGCATACTGGCCGGTTGATCGGCTTGTGCCCTACGCGGGCAACCCACGCAGGAACGATGCCGCTGTACCGCGCATGGTTGAGGATCTGCGGACCTTCGGCTTCCGTGCCCCGCTACTCGCCAAGAGCGATGGCGAGCTGATCGACGGGCACCTGCGGCTGAAGGCGGCCGTTGCGATGGGTATGGCCGAGGTGCCGGTGATTTTGGCCGACGATTTCACTCCAGAGCAGGTACGGGCCTATCGCCTGATCGTAAACCGTTCCGCGGCCTGGGCTTCTTGGGACGATGATCTGCTGATCCAAGAGATCATGACTCTGGTGGATGCCAAGTTCGACATCGCCCTGACCGGCTTTGATCAGCACGAGCTGGATAAGCTGCTCAAGGCGGCGGCAACGGAGCAGGACCCGGATGCTGTGCCTGACATTCCGGAGATGCCGCTGGTGCGGGAGGGCGAACTCTGGCTGCTTGGCCCGCACCGGCTGTACTGCGGCGATGCCCTGAACAGCGTGCATGTCGGGTATCTCCTTGGCGGTCGGGAAGCGGATATGATCTGGACCGATCCGCCCTACAACGTTGGTTACGAAGGCCGGGCCGGAACCATCCGCAACGACCGGATGTCCGCGGCTGATTTCTACAGCTTCCTCCTACGGGCGCACCAGCGCATGTTCGCTGCCCTACGGCCTGGCGGTCCGGTGTATGTGGCCCATGCTGAAGCCGGAGACGGTATGGCCTTCCGCCGCGCTTTTAGCGAAGCCGGATTCCGATTGGCCTCCTGCCTTATCTGGAACAAGGGACAGAGCACTTTGAGCCGGGGCGATTATCACTGGCAGCATGAGCCGATACTGTACGGCTGGAAGCCGGGAGCGGCGCACAAGTGGTACGGCGACCGCAAGGCCCGGACCATTCTGGAAACCGGGATCGGAAACGTTAAGCAGCAGGAGGATGGATCCTGCACCCTGCTGCTCGACGGCAAGCTCTACCGTCTGCGGGGCGAGCTGGAGGAATTGTCCGGCACGGTGATCAACGTCCGCAAGCCGAACAGATCCGAACTGCATCCTACCACCAAGCCAGTGGAGCTGGTGGCGATCTGTGTCGCCAACTTATCCCGCTCTGGAGGATTGGTGCTGGATTCCTTTGGTGGTTCCGGCACCACCATGATCGCTTGCGAGCAGATGGGCCGGGCCTGTTGTGGCATGAAGATTGACCCGCGCTATGCGCAGGCGGCAATCATGCGTTGGCAGAACTTCACCGGCAAGCAGGCCGTGCGGGAGTCCGACGGGATGCTTTTTGACGAATTGGCCGGCCTGTAGTGATAAAAAATGGGGCACAAGCAGTTGCGCCCTGCTTGCGCCCCTGGCAGAGGAGTTAGGCAGACTGACACACTCCAATCATTGTTAGTCTGCCCTCCATGGTGTGAGCACATCGACGAAAACGCCGCTTTAGGAGGACTGTGTTATGTCTGAGAAACATCACAACCCAGACTCGGAACAGCGGGCGGCGTTGGAGCAACTGTTGGAGAAAAGCCGCAGCACGGATATCCCCGTGCTGTTGCAGGCCAAGGAACAAGCCAAGCAGATGGTGCGCAGAGATCCGTCCAGCGCGAACATCGCCGCCCTTTCCCGCGTCACAACCATGCTGGAAGAGGCGAAGCAAACCATGAACGAGACGGAACCCCCGGAAGTATTCAAGAGCGCGGGCGAGGTCCTGCGCTACTTGCAGGAGGACAAAGGGCGGCAGATCCGGAAAACCAAGCTGTACGCCGATGTGAAGAGCGGCCTGTTGCGCAAGGAGGAGAGAAAGTTCCGTCGCCTTGACGTGGACAAGTATGCTGCCTCGCTGCCTCTGGCCAGCACGCCGGATGGCCGGGTGGCCGAAGCCGAGGACCGGCTGCGGCGGAGCGAGGAAGCGGACATCCGCATGAAGGAGGCCCGTGCCGCCAGGGAAGAGCGCAAGAACGCCATCCTGGAGGGGCAGTTCGTGCCCCGTGCGGATGTGGACCAGGAACTGGCGGCCAGAGCTGCGGCTTTGAACCAGGGGATCAAGTCCAGAGTGGAGGCGGCGGCGCTCGACCTGGTCAACAAGGTGGGCGGTAAGCCCAAGCGGGCGCGGCTGTTGGTGCAGGAGATTTCATTGCTTATCGATGCGGCGTGCAACGAGTACGCCCAACCCATGGAGTTTGAAGTCACCCTGTATGCCTTTGACGAAGACGACGATGCCGACACCCAGGCCCCTGACCCGGCGTGAGCTGTCCCTGCCGGTTCCGGCATGGCTGCCCAAGGCGCTGCTCGACCGCTGCGGCGGCACGGTGTATTCCCTGTTCCGCTTCTCCGACGCGGAGCGGGCGGTGCTGCGCAAACGCAGGCCGGAAGCGCCCAGCGCCTGGGCCGAGAAGAACCGCATCGTGCGCATGTCCAGCATTCCCGGCCGCTGGCAGAACATCATCACCCCGTATCTCGCCCCCCTGCTCGATGGGCTGCGCTTCCCTGGGGTGGAGATGGGCATCATCTGCAAGGGACCGCAGACCGCGGTCACCGAGGGCGCGATCAACATCCTGGGCCACTCCGCCGAGCATGCGCCCGGCCCGGCCATGGTGGTCTACGCCGACAAGGATACAGCCAAGGATATCATGCGCGACCGCATCATGCCCATGTTCGAGGACTCCCGGCGCCTGCGGCGCTATCTCACCGGCGCGGTGGGCGACGAGTCCACCATCCGGGTCAACCTGCGGCACATGGTGATCTTCCTAGGCTGGGCCGGATCGGTCGCCCGCATGGGCTCACGGCCCATCCGCCTGCTCATCCTGGACGAGATCGACAAGTATCCGGAGAGCCGCAAGGAAGCCAGCCCGGAGGCCCTGGCCGAGAAACGCACCATCACCTGGCGGGGCCGCCGGCTGATCCTCAAATTTTCCACGCCCACGGTGGAGAACGGCCCCATCTGGGTGGCGTTTACCGAAGAGGCCCATGCCCGGTTCGATTTCCATGTGGCCTGCCCATCCTGCGGGGCCATGCAGGTCATGCTCTTCGATGGCATCCGCTGGCCGGAGGATGCGCGCGATCCCGAGGTGGTGCTCAAGGACAGGCTGGCCGTGTACCAGTGCGCCCATTGCCCCGCCGTCTGGGACGATGCGGACCGGGATATGGCCGTGCGTGGCGGCCAGTGGGTGGAGCGGGGCTCAGGCCTGGAGCTGTTCTCCCATCTGGAGACGCACCGGCCGGGCAAAATCGGCTTCCATATCCCGTCCTGGCTGTCGTATTTCGTATCGCTGTCCGAGGTGGCCCATGCCTTCCTCAAATGGAAGAAGTCCGGCCGGCTCAAGGATCTGAAGGACTTCATGAACCAGCACAAGGCCGAGCCCTGGCAGGAGCGGCGGGCCGAACGCCAGGAAGACGCCATCCTCGCCCTGTGCGACGACCGGCCGCGCGGCATCGTACCCGGCCCGGTGGACGGGGTGCCTCGAGTGGCCGCCCTGGTGGCTGGTATCGATACTCAGGCCGCCTATTTCCGCTACGTGATCCGGGCCTACGGCTTTGGCGAGACCGAGGAGAGCTGGCTGATCCAGGCGGGCACGGCGCAGGCCTTCAGTGCCTTGGATGAATTGATCTGGAAAAACGTGTACCGGGACGCGCAGGGCAACGAGTACCGGGTCAAGGCAGCGGTGATCGACGCCATGGGCGCGCCGGGCCGGACCAAGCAGGTGTATGCCTGGTGTGCCAAGAGGCCGCAGGCCATGGCCTACCAGGGCAAGCAGAATCAGGCCACGCCCATCGCCTACTCGCCCCTTGAGTTTTTTCCCGATGTTCGTGGCAGCAAGATCAAGATCCCCGGCGGCCTGCTGCGGCGGCGGGTGGACACCACCTTTTTCAAGTCAGACCTGGCGGAGAAGCTGACCATAGCGCCGGGCGATCCTGGAACCTTCTGGCTGCACTCCGATGTGGCGCAGCGCAGGAATGGCGTGGAACACGAAGGGCTCTTGCTGGACTATGCGCGGGAGATGTGTGCCGAGGTGTTCAACCCGGAGACGTTGGCCTGGGAAAACCCCAAACAAAAGCCCAACCACTTCTGGGATTGCGAGATCATGTGCCTGGTGGCGGCCTGGGAGTTGGGCTTGCGGCACAGGCGGCCGCCGGGAAAAGACAAGCAGGCGATAGGAAAGGCTACGCCGGCGCCGATGCCGGCGCGGAACCTGAGCGCCGGGGAGCGTCTTGCTCTCCGCAGGAGGTGAAATGGCAGAGGAACGGCTGAACTGGCAGCAGGCCTGCAAGGTTCTGGGGTGCAGCAAATCCCATCTCTACAACCTGATCAACAGCGGTGACCTCCCTGCCGAGCGCAAAGGCAGGATCAAAGGGGTCACGGTCAAGCGCTCTGATTGCGAGCGCTATCTGAAAGAGTGGCGGGAACGGACTGGGGCAGAAGATCAGTGAGTCCAGTCAGATGTGTCTGTACCAATAACAACTTCACGTACTGGGCCGCGATGCAGTGGGCGTTTTGCCTCCGCCCTTTGATTTTCCGCGCAAGAAAGCTACAGCAAGCCCGGTAATGGCTGCGGTCGCGATCATGCCACCTGCCCACGGTTGCCCGTGAAGGGCGATGTATCCACCGCCAGCGATACCAATAACGCCAAGTAGGAAAGCAAGTACTTGCCCCAAGATACGTTCAACAAAGATGAACGTATTAATGCGGCACTGTTCACGCCTTCTGTACTCCGCCTCCTTTTGCGTTTGACCGACGAGCCAGTCAACGAGGTCTGGCCTGAATTTATGCAAGTCCTCCAGTTGTGCCACTGGAAGCATCGGACTATCGCTTTCGACATGCTGGATGTCAAGTTCGCGTTCTTTGTCTTTAGCCCGTAGTTGCGTTCCTTTGTTTGTCATATGCCTCGTCTGCCTTCTTACGTGTAATGGAGGCGACTTTGGCAGCATCGCCGCTCAAGGCTTTAGCATCTTTACGAAATCCGCCACGCTCTGGACGGCGGTATTGCGCTTCGCTGAGGACAAAGAAATTGTCACGAAAACCTTCTAAAAGATTCTGTAGCGTGCTGGTGTTCATGTTTTCATTATTGTCTCTAAACGAGGTTAGGTCAACAAGGGAACAAAAAGATAATCGATTAGGGTGCCGGCCGCATTAAAAAACGGCATAATACCAGCATGCGGGCAACATCCGCATGGCGGGAACGGACTGGGGCAGAAGATCAGTGAGTCCAGTCAACCAAAGGAATGGCTTCGATCTTCTTCTCGATAGCTGTGCGCATGGCCTCGTAATGGGGACAGGGCATGCCGATAGGGTTACCCTTTCTGATGCACGAAGCCAGAAAAACTATTTCCGCGCCTCGATCAACCAGCATCCTGGCGCGGGTGACGGCTCTCTTACCCGGGCAGCCGCCGCAACTGACAAAGCCGACAATCTCGCACGGACCAAACGGTTCAAAGGCGAATTTGCCGCTGGCAGCGATTTTGAAGTCGGTGGTTCCCGGACACATATCCTCGGTTTGCTGACAACGGATGATGCCTATTTTTTTCATGCTCTTTCTCCTTCTTGCCCTTTGGGCACACTTGGCGAGCTAACACAATTTGCATTGAGAACCGATACATCTTATGGTATAGAAACTTCCCTTTTTAGGGGGCGCATTATTCAAAATAACGTAATATTAATGAATTGAAAGACGATAGCAGAATTGATCAAATCATTCAATTTGCCCTGTTGGTCGCAAGCGAGGAAGAGGATGCCCGAGAACGTCGACTCGGCCGCATCCACTTGATCAAGTACGTCTATCTGGCTGACTTGGCATTTGCGCAAAAAAATGACGGCCAGACGTTTACCGGTGTAGATTGGCAATTCTTCAAGTTCGGTCCATGGGCTCCAGTAGTTAACGAACGCATTGAGCCCGCCCTGCTTGCCATCTGTGCCGAAAAAAGCACTTTCCCCAGCGACTATCCTGATAAGAATGATTGGGTTCGCTGGCAAGTGACCGATGACTCTTGTTTGACCACTCTGGAAGGCAACCTCCCTGACATTATCACATTCACCATACGCAGCAATGTCCACAAGTTCGGGAATGCAACGTTTGACTTGCTCGAATATGTCTATAATACCGAGCCGATGCGCAAGGCATCTCCAAATGAGCAGTTAAGTTTTGCAAATTTGAGATCCCAGTTTCCACGCCAAAAGCATTCCGAAGATCATCCGGATTCCTTGAGTCATAAGCAAAGGAAAAAACTCAAAGAAAAAATGGCTGCCTTGCGTTTGAAGAGCAAGGAAAGACTAGCGGAAAAACGGTCACAACGCCTTGTCCAGCCTGTGATTACGCCTCGGTATGACGATGTCTATTTTCAAGGTTTGGAATGGCTCGATTCCTTGGCCGGAGAAAAAATTCCAGAAGGGGACATGGACGCGACATTTTCCGATACGATATGGAAATCTCAGGCAAGGTCTGGCGATGACTTTTCCGGATGATTCTATCCAGTCAGTTGTTAATACTTGGTGGGAGGAGCAATGCGACCACACCATTTTGAAAAGAGGGTCGCTGATTTTTGCCTTTGTTCCTCATGTCGACCAGGTTCCCTACACATTAACTCCTGATGGTAGAAAAGAAGAGGATCAGCATTACGAAGCAAAAGTCAATATTGGTCCATTACGAATAAAGGATTCACGGCCCACAAGAACGTTGCCTGTTGCCGCTTTGTCCGTTAATGAAGGTGAGATTTGGACCGCATTCCGCGCAAAAAAACGTCCCTGCCTTGTTATCGGCAACCCTCTGCCCCAGGTTGATAAGGCATTGCGGCATGGTATGCCTAACATATTGACATCACCGACTGTTGTCGTCGCCCCATATTATGGAGCAGACCGAGACGGCAGCCGCGCCGGATATAATCCTGAATTGGTCGAGAGAATCCGGCACGCGGAATATCCTCAATTCATGCTGGATAACTTACCTATCACAGGCCCAAAACAATCAATTCTCAGGTTGGACCATATCCAGCCTGTCGGGCAGCACTATTACGCCTGGGAACACTCCGGCTATGGTCTCAGCGAAGAAGCTGTGGAGAATGTCCTGAACGATTGGTTAACATGGGTTCTTTCAGGCAACATGCCAGGAAATAGCTTAATCCTTTATTTCCAAAAAGATATCAAATCCATCATTGAATAGCCGCACGATTCGGGCTGTCCCTTATCCCTTTCCTCGCTAGTACCCCGTTGTTTCGATCTCCCGCAACGCTCTCTCAAGGCCGAAATGCCAAAAAAGGTCACGGTCAAGCGTTTCGACTGCGAGCGCTATCTGCGCGAGTGGAAAGAACGGTCAGCGGTGTAAGCCTGGGCCGCGGTCACCAGAAAGCCGGAACGGGTCAATCCGGCCAGCCTGGCTTTTTCATCAATCGTTTCCAATACGGATTTGGCAATGCTCACCGTTATTCGCACCGGCGTCATATCCACCTCTGGGGCGGCAAAGAGGGGAAACAGGCATTCCCGCGAGACATCCACACCGCCCGATGTTTTTTCCTTTTCCGCCCAGGCGCGGACGGCTCCCATGCCGGAGGGGGCGGGCAGCATCCTGCGGGATTTGGCGTACTCTTCCACCACCAGGGCCAGGGCCTCTGCCGCGTTTTTCATACTCTCGGCAAGATCATCCCCTTGGGAAAGGGCTTCGGGGATATCCGGATACATGATGGTGTATCCTCCTTCCGGAGCTGGGAAGAACACCGCGATATAGTAGTTCATCGTGCCACCTTTATCTGAGCTTGACGCCGGTTTGCTTTTGGATGGCGTCGGCGAGTTTTTCGTTGATTTCCGCGTGCCGGGGTATGGTTGCGCGCATGTTGCCCTGCGCGTCATAGACTTTGGTGTGGCTGCCGCCGTCTTTGAAGGTAAACCCGGCTTCAGCCAGCTTCTTGATGATGTATTTTCGTTTCATTTTTGCCCCCACGCGAAACGATTATGTAAAAAAATACGTACCGAGTCAAGAAAATTACGTTATTTTTTACATAAAAACATGGTGAGAGAGAAAAAAGTACATTTTTTTCTCTAATCATTCCATCCTGTTGTAATCTTTAGTCCACCACGTCCACCACGTCCACGACAAATCTGCCCGGCCTGGGTAGTGTCGTGGGCATGAACGCGCCCGCCACTTACAAAGGCTACACTCTCTCTGAAGCGCAGACCGCGCTGGCCAACTGGAAGGCCGCCATGCGGGCGGCATCCACCGGCAAGGCGTATACCATCGGTTCCCGGCAGCTCACCCGCTATGATCTGGCCGAGATCCGGCGCACCATTGCCGATTTCGCCGCCATCATCGACGTGCTCTCTGGCAGCCCTGCCAGCCCGGTCAAGGTCTACGGGAGGAAGTCGAGATGGTAGCCAAAAGCCGTCCCGTCAGCCTGCCGCCATCAGCCGGCCGGGTTTCCCGCGATGCCGGTTCCCGGCGCGGCTCGCTCTCCACCTATAACCCGCCATACGCCCTGACCCGGGAACAACAGGCGCGGGAGCGCGTTCTTGCCCAGGACCGTTCCGCTGACCTGGCAGCCAATGACTGGGCCGCCCATTCCGGCATCAACTCCATCACCATCAACGCGGTGGGCACGGGCCTGCGGCCGCAGTCGCGGATCAATGCCAAGCGGTTGGGCATCACCCAGGATGCGGCCCGGGAGCTGCAGGCAGCGATCGAGGCTGCCTGGAAGAGCTGGGCCTCCTGTGCGCATACCCGCGGGGTTCTGCATTTCGAGGACCTCCAGTTCCTGGGATTGCGCAGCATGCTCCGGCAGGGCGAGATGCTCCATTTGCCGGTCATGGTGTCTGACCCCGGCCGGAAGATCCAACTGGCCATCCAGGATGTGCAGCCCTCCCGGCTGCGCACCCCGCTCAATCTGGCCGCTGACCCCTCCATAGTCGACGGGGTACAGCGCAATCGCTACGGCGCCCCGGAAGTGTACTGGCTGGCCACGCCTGCGCCAGCCATATCCCGGATCATGGACATGACCGGCCTGAGCGCCGATCAGTTTACCCGCATTCCGGCCCGCATCGGCCACCGTCCCGGCGCCTTCCATCTGTTCCATCACAGCGAGGAAGAGCAGACGCGGGGCGAATCGGCGCTGGCAGCGGGCATGAACCTGTTCCGCCATCTCTCCGATGCCCTGGATAACGAGCTGCTGTCCATGGTGACCACGGCGAGCCTGCCGGTGTTCATCGGCCGGGAGCCGGGCAACCCCACGCTGCCGCCCTACGCCGAGCAGCACGAGGATGAGGACGGCAATCAGCGCTACTACGAAGAGGCCAGGGGCGGCGCGATCATGTACGGCAATCAGGGCGAGAAGCCGTATGTCCTGGAGTCCGGCCGCCCTTCTCCCAACTTCGCCACGTTTTCCGAGTTCGTGCTCCGAGCCGCGGCAGCCAGCATGGGAGTCACCTACGAGGTGCTGGCCAAGGATTTTTCCAAGACCAACTACTCCAGCGCCCGGGCCGCGCTGTTGGAAGCCTGGCGTGTGTTCCTGCTCTACCGCACCTGGCTGGTGCGTCACTACTGCCAGCCGATATGGTCCATGGTGATCGAGGAAGCCTGGCTGGTGGGGTTGATCAAGCTGCCCGCCGGCGCTCCAGATTTCTACGACGCGCAAGGCCTCTACACCCAGGCGCTCTGGATCGGGCCGCCGCGCGGCTACGTGGACCCGGTCAAGGAAGTGGCCTCCACCGTCACTGCCCTGGAAAACAGATTGACGACCTATTCCGAAGCCCTGGCCGAACGAGGCCGGGACTTCGACGAGGTCATAGACGAGCGGGAGGAAGAAGAGGCCCGCCTGGCCCGCTTCACCGCCCAGCCCACCAAGCCATCCACCTACAAGGAGCCGCCGCGTGACTCTGCCTGATTTTTTCAGCCCGGCCGCGTGGGCAATCCTGCCCTCTGCCCTGGAGCCCTTTCTGGAGACCATGCTCCGAGCCGCCGCCCCAGGGGCGGATCAGGCGTCGCCGCTCATCTCCCAGGCAGCCGCTCCTCAATTCGCCGCCGCCGGCGATGGCCGTCCTGGCGGATATACCCTGCAGGACTCCGTGGCTGTGATCGACGTGCGGGGCATCATCAACCGGAGGGGCGGCAGTTTCACCCTATTCGGCATGACCTTTTCCTGGGAAGGCCAGGATACCATCCGCGCCGCCATCGAGACGGCCATGGGCGACAAGGCGGTCAAAGCCGTGCTGCTAGCCTTCGATTCGCCTGGCGGGGTGGCGGCCGGGACCAAGGAGCTGGCCGATTACATCGCCGCCCAGGACGCCAAGCCGATCTATGCGTATGTGGATGGTCTTTGTGCTTCGGCGGCCTATTGGCTGGCCTCGGCCACCGGCCGGGTGTACGCGCCGCAGACCGCCACGGTCGGCTCCATCGGCGTGATCGCGGCCCATGTGGACCGCAGCGGCATGAACGCGGCTGCGGGTATTCGCGTCACCTACATGACCGCCGGCACATGGAAGGCGGCGGGCAACCCGGACAATCCTCTATCTGCCGCGGATCAGGTCTATTTTCAGGAGACGCTGACCACCTTGCATGCGGTCTTTCGCGCTGACGTGGCCGCCACAATGGGAGTGGATAGAGCCGACTCCACAGCCTGGGGAGACGGCCAATGTTTTCTTGCCGACAAGGCCCTTGCCCTTGGCCTGCTTAACGGGATCGTCGCGGACCGGGCCGAGTTGATCGCCCGGATAACCAGGGAGATGCACATGGACAAAGTAGAATTGGCAGCAAAACATCCTGAGCTTTTGGCCCAGGTCCAGGCCGAGGCCCGGGCGGAAACGGAAGTGACATTGAAAACCGAATATGAGGTGAAGATGGCGGAGGCGAACGCCAACACCATGGCTCTGCTCACGGCAGTGGCCGGCAAGGAGGTGGCCGACAGAGTGGTGCAGCTCTCAGCCGCCGGTTTTACCGCCGCGCAACTGGAGGTCATTGCCCCCATGCTGGCGGCTCCAGACGTCGAGGAGTCCGGCAGCCGGGCAGATATACTGGCCGCCCTACAGGGCGCTACCCCTGCGCCGGTCAACACCCAATCCCTCCCCAAAAAGACGGACCGCATTCAGGCGGCCATTGATCACATCAGTGCACTGTAAGAGTGAGTAGTTATGGAACACCTCGCATCGTATCAGAGGAAAGCGTTTTTGAAGGATCACCCGCCGGTGTTCGCGCGGGCGCTCCTGGGTTCCACCGGCGCGGAGCAGATGCTCCTGGCCGGGACCGTGCTTGGCATCAAGAAAGACGGCAAACAGTATGTCTACGTGGATGATGAGATGGAGGCCCACTCTATCCTGGCTGAGAATGTGATCGTGCCACCATCCGGCGGCCAGTACACCCTGACCTATGCGCATGCTGCGGTCGTGGCCCCGGAACTCATTTGGGATAGCAGCGTCACCGCCACCCAACAACAGGCCGCCCTGGCAGATCTGCGTCTGAAGGGCATCTTTGCTGCGGAAGCATAGAGAAGAATACAAAAAATGCCGGACATCATCATCGATTACTTTGACAACCGCATCCTCACCGGGGTGATCAACAAGCGCGCGCCGCTGAAGAGTGACGTGTTCACCAGCTTCTTCAAAAAGCGGCCGCCGTCGGCCGGCGAGCTGTTCGAGCTGCACGTCAAGAACCGCAACATCACCATGTTGCCGGCCATCACCAACACCGCGCCCGGCACCATGCGCAAGAGCGACATCATCGAGGCCGGTGCGGTCAAGGCACCGCGCTTCAGGCCTAAACGTGCCTTCATGGCCGCGGACCGCTTTAAGATGCCGGCCGGGGTCAACCCATACTCGCCGCTGGAGGACGCCCTGTCCCGGGCCATTGCCGAGGACATGGATCTGCACCGCGAGGAGATCGACTTTGCCTTGGAGATCATGTGCCAGCAGGCCATGGTGCTGGGCAAGATCACCCTCTTCGACATGGTGGAGGGTGCCGGGGCCGTGTCCAAGTTCACGGTGGACTACAAACGGCCGTCAGCGCACAGCGTGATCCTCTCCGGGTCTGCTCTTTGGTCTGCCGCTGACTCTGACCTGCTGGGCCAGGTGGATGGCTGGAGCCTGATGATCCAGGAAGAGACCGGTTGTGTGGGCGCGGATCTGCTGCTGGGCAAGAACGCCTGGAAGCACTTCCGCAAGCACCATGACGTCGAAGACTACATGGACAACAAGGATATCACCGTCGGAACGCTCGCGCCGCATGTGGCCAAGAAGATCAAGGGCACCTGGAACGGCCTGACCATCTGGGTCATTGCCGGGGCGTATACCGATCTTGACGGCAGCACCAAGCAGTATCTGGATCCGGACTGCGCCCTGCTGGTGGGCTCGGATGCCGAGTCGGTGATCGAATTCGGGCTGCCGGTGGACAACGACTGCGCCGGTCCGGTGGAGATCTTCTCCAAGGGCTTCAAGCAGGAAGACCCGTCCGGCTATTTCACCATCGCCGAGTCCCGTCCGCTGGCCTGGACCAAGCAACCAGGCTGGACCGTGCTGGCCAAGGTCGTCTAGGAAGGTGTTATGGCACAAGTGAGCGTTGTACTGACCGCGACGTTTGACGATGGCAAGGTGCAGCTCAAACCGGGCGCGACCGCGAGCATGGAGAAGAACCAGGCTGAACAGTTGGCCGCCCTGGGCATGGCGCGGATCGTGCTGAAAGCGGCGCCGGCCAAGGCCGCCAGGGAGAAACCGCTCAAACTGGAGAAAACCAACAGCACGCCCGAGCCGCCTCCGTCTGATGAACAAGGTGGAGAGGAACCGGGCGGAGACGGCGAACCAGCCGAAGAACCAACCGACGAAAACGGTGACAGCCATGACGGTCTTTGAAACCGCGCACGCCTTTACCGCCAGATGGGAAGGCGGTTTCGTCAACCATCCGAACGATCCCGGCGGCGCGACCAATCATGGCGTATCCCTGCGTTGGCTGAAATCCGAGGGTATCGATCTTGAATTTTCCCTGCCCCTTGCCATTGACCACAATGGCGACGGGGTGATCGACATTCTCGACATCAAGGCGCTCACGCCGAAGCAGGCGTCCATCCTCTTTCGGGTCGCCTTCTGGGATAGGCTGCGCCTCGACGAGATGCCGCTACTTGTAGCCACGGTCGTGTATGACGCGGCGGTGAACGTTGGGCGTGGGCAGGCGGTCAAGTTTCTGCAACGGGCCTGTAACGCCTTGCAGGGAGAGCGTCTGGTTGATGACGGTGTGCTCGGCCCCAAAACCCGCGCCCGGGTCAATTGGGCTGTCACGTTCCTCACCACCGATCATCTCCTGGCCTTGTCCTGCGTGGGCATGCGGGAAGTGTTCCACTCCATGCTGGCCGCCAATTCTCCCTATCCCGATGGGCGGGACTACCGGCCTTTTCTGAGGGGATGGCTGAACCGTACCGCGGATTTGCGCACATATATCAACACCATGGGAGTACCCAATGCGAAAGCGGCTTGACGTATTCAAGGAGGAAGTCTGATGGCTGCAAAATGGATCGATGCGCTGGCCACTGTGGCCCCGGTGGCCGCGTCCATGATTGGCGGTCCGCTGGCCGGGGTGGCGGTCAAGACCCTGGCCGGGGTGTTCGGGCTGGGTGACGCCGCCACCGAGTCTGATATTGAGCGGGCCGTGCTCGGAATGACGCCCGAGCTGATGCTTAAGATCAAGGAGGTTGATGCCGGTTTGAAAAAAAACTTGATCCAGGCAGGTGTCGACCTTGAACGCATCGCCCAGGAAGACCGGGCCAGCGCCCGCGATCTTGCCGGCCGGACCGGGGTCACGATGCAGGTAGCCATCACCCTGATTTTGACTGCCATCTTCGCCTCTTGCATCTGGGCCATGTTTGCCGGGCACATGGAACATCTGTCCGAGGCCACGCGCTCGATCCTCAACATGGCGATCGGTACAGTGGGTGGTTATCTGGGAGCAGCCGTGACCTTTTTCCTGGGCAGCACAGCTGGCAGCCAGACCAAAGACAAATTGCTCTACCAATCTGAGCCGTTTGACGGGTGAGTATGGGAAAGTCCATGACCGAAGTCAGAATTATAGAGGTTTTGATTGGACTAAATAGCTTCTTCATCACGCTTCTTCTGCTTGTTATTGCATTTTTTATCAAACGCTGGATCAGGGAACTGGAAGATGGCATGAAACGAGTGAGAGATATGGAGAAAACCGTGATTGAGAAGTTGAGCGAAATAAAGATAGCCATCCTTAAGCGTCACATTGAATGCAAAAACGAGTTTGCCACCAAGGATGATTTGAAGGAAGTCAGGGAAAGGTGCAATTGATATCCCATGATCACCCTGAAGGAACAGATGCAGCTTGATATCCCGACCTTCTTCAACCCTCGGGAGTTCGGGGAGGAGATGCTGATCGACGGCGTTCTCTGCCTGGGCACCTGGGATACAGAGAAAGACGAGCCGGTCAAGCAGTTCTTCGGTTCATCCTTTGACAACGTCATGGGCATCTTCACCGTTGATCGTGTGCTCTATGTCGCACGCCTGGATGGAGGGCTGATGGAGCCTCCTATACCATCCCAGGAGCTGGATATCGACGGTAAGATCTGGACCGTGAAGGATGCGGTGGCTGAAGGCAACGTCATTAAACTGATTCTGTATCGGAACGAGTCATGATTGCGATCACCATTGATGAGGCAAAGATGGACGAGGCCATGCAGCGTCTGGGAAAGGTGCAATGGGCCATGCAGCGGGCCATTCTGCCGGCGGTACATGAGATGATGCGCGGAGTGGCTGACCAATTGGCGGAACATCTGGAGTCCGATGTGTCTCTGATCAGGAAAACGACCAGGGATGCTGTCAAGGTGCTCGGCGTCAGGCTGGAAGGCGACAAGGTTACAGGCGAGGTGCGAGTGCGCAGCCAGCATATCCCGCTCATTGCCTACGATGTGGATCCAGCCGACATCACCGCTCGTCCAGGGTTTTCTGCCCGGAATTGGCCGGGCTTCACCTATAGCCTGCGCACCGGCGAGCGCCGCAGGTCTGAAAACCGGATCAAAGGCGCAAGCCTGCCCTTCATCGCCAGGATGCCCGGCGGCCATGTGGGCGTGTATTACCGCCCCGGGCATAAAGCCGGGAGTACGTTCAAAAGAGGGCTGTGGAGCAAGGGCCGGCGCGGCGTCAAGGATCATGACGCCATCAAGCAGGATTACGGGCCGGACGTACAGTACTACGTTGCCACCCCGGAAGTGGAGGAGGCTGTCATCGCCCGGACGGCCGTCGATTTTCCGGCTATCCTGGCCCGTCATGTGGACCGGGTTATTACTCAGTTTGGAGGTGGGGAATGATCGCCCTGTTGCAAACGCGGCTGCGCGAGCATCTCTTCCAAGCCTTAACCTCGCTCAAACTCTTGGGACAAGGCCCCGATGGCGACGTGGCCACCGCGCCCCGGGTGTTCATCGGCGACGTGCCGCCCAAGCGGATGATCAAGAAAGACGGCAAGCCGGAGGCGGTCTACGAGGTGCCCTGCGTGGTGATCGTGCCCCTGTCTGGACACTTGCAGGTGGAGAATGGCGCTGTGGCCAGCGAGGCCACCATGGCCCTCTGCCTGAGCGCCTACAACCCGGACAAGGGCGAGCAAGGAGATTTGGGAGAGGTGGAGGCGGATCTAGCCACTTTGCTGTCCGCCGTGGTCGGGGCGCTGTTGCCCTGTGCCCAAGGGGTTCCCATGGACAAGCGTTTTGTCCTCACCCCGGACGAGAAAGGCTGCATGTTGGCGTGGGTGCGGGATGAGTACCAGCCCAAACCGTTTTCCGCCATAACCATTACCAGCCGTTGGTGGTTCAAGGGCTGGGAGTAGGGGCGTAGAGGCGGCATGTTGCCGCCTGCCCAAGTCGTAGGGGCGGCATGTTGCCGCCCGAGAAAGGAGATCAAAATGTCGAAGAACAATGGTTGTCTGGAGGAGGTCAAGCAATGAGTTATCGTCATGGTGTGTATACCAGAGAAGTCCCTAGCAGCTTGCTGCCGCCGGTGCGCTGCGAGGTGTCGTTGCCGGTGGTGGTCAGCGTGGCCCCGGTGCAGACCTTGCCGTCCGCCGTGGAGCGGCCCGTCAACAAGCCGGTGTTGATCTACACCCCGGAAGAGGGAGCGGCGGCCTTCGGTTCACTGCCGGATGGCGCGAACAAGTCCGACTATCCCATCCTGCAGGCCCTGGAGATCTATCTGTCCCGGTACCACATGGCGCCCATCTGCGTGATCAACGTCTTCGATCCGGAAAAGCATGTGGACGAACAGGATCAGCCGGACGTGTCCAAGGTCACGGCCGCGGACATCATCGGCGGGATCGACGCCGTGACCGGCAGCCGCAAGGGTCTTGAGCTGGTGAATGAGGTCTTCCCCCGTTTTCGGGTTGTCCCCGGTCAGATCATCGCCCCCGGCTTCTCCGACGATCCGGCCGTGGCCCTGGCGATCGGCGCCAAGTGCGCCAACATCTCCGGCCATTTCAACTGTATCGGCATCGCCGATATTCCATCTGACGTGGCCTACACCGAAGCCGCAGCCTGGGTGCAGGACAACAACCTCACGGACAAGAACCTGACCATCTTTTTCGGCAGGCCGGTGTTCAATCTGGAAGAGGAGTTCGGCTCCATCCACTGGGCCGGGATCACTGCTCAGCGGGACTCCGAGAACGAGAATATCCCCTACTGGTCGCCGTCGAATAAACGCATGCTGGCCAATGGCATGGCCCATGGCGGCAAGGAACTGATGCTGGATCCGCTCCAAGCCGCTTCCTTGAACGGCAACGGCATCGTCACCGGTCTGTCCTTTGTCGGCGGCATGGTGGGCTGGGGCAACAGAACAGCCGCTTATCCAGGTGTCACTGACGTCAAGGATACCTTTATTCCCATCCGCCGTATGTTCAACTTTGTCGGCAACACCCTGGTGCTCACGGCTTGGCAGTTGGTAGACCGGCCCTTGAACCGGCGTTTGGCCGGCACGGTCTGCGATACCTTCAACGTCTGGCTGAACGGTTTGGCCCGCAGAGAGTTCATCCTGGGCGGCCGCTGCGAGTTCCTGGGTCTGGAGAATCCGACCACGGACATCATGGACGGCATTGCCCGCTTCCACGTGTTCATGACTCCACCGAGCCCGGGCCGGGAACTGGAGTTTATCCAGGAGTATGACCCCAACTACATCTCCACCCTCTTTGCCGCATAAAGGAGCCGCATCATGGATATCAATCTGCCATCGGCCAACCGGATCCCGGATAAGCTGATCAACGCGAAAGTCTACTACCAGGGCAGCACCGAGCTGCTGGGCACGGCCAATGCCGAGCTGCCCAGCCTGGAATACATTACTGAAGCCCTCTCCGGCCTGGGTATCGCCGGGGAGGTGGAAACCCCGGTCATGGGGCATTTTAAGGATCTGGGGTTCAAGTTCAACTGGAACGTGACCAACAAGCAGGCCATCAGTTTGCTGGCGCCGACCACTCACCACTTGGAGGTGTACGGTTCTATCCAGCACCACGACGCGGGCTCCGGCGAGCTGATTTCCGAGTCGATCAAGGTGGTGCTGCGCGGCATGCCCAAGAAGGTGGGCACCGGCAAGATGGAGCCGGCCAAGAAGATGGAGGCGGAGACCGAGCTGTCCTGCAGCTACATCAAGATGTGGATGGAAGGCGACGAGGTGCTGGAGATCGACAAGTTCAACTTCATCTGCCGCATCATGGGCAAGGATTATCTGGAGCAGGTGCGCAAGGACCTGGGAGGTGAATGATGGCCCGTTCTGAGACCATAACCCTGGAGTTCCCAGTCCAACTGGCTGACCGCATGCTCACCGAGGTGACCATGCGCCGCCCGACCATGAAGGATCTGCGCCAGCACCCGGTTGCCGGGGTGAACGATCTGACCGGCGAGCTGCGGTTGATCGGCCATCTGTGCGGTTTGCGTCTGGAGGAGATTGAGCAGATGGATATGGCTGACTACAGGAGGTTGACGGACACGTTCGATCGATTTCGCACCGCATCCGGACGAGGAGGCGATCCGGCGCGTGGTACTGAGTCTGTGCCGCATGACGCGCTGGGGGCTCGATGAAGTGCTGGAGCTGACCTACGGGGAGGCGCTCTGGTGGCTGGAGGGGGCCAATGCGCTGGAAGAGGAAATTGCCCCGGATGGGTGAGGTTCAGCAATAGTGGGGAATGTTGCGCAGGTTGTTGGCGTTGGAGACAACGAAACCCAGCAGGAAGCCGCCGATGATAAGGAAACAGAGGCCGAGATGCTCGGGGGCGGCGCAACTTTCCACTCCCCCGCTGAAGGCGAAGATGAGGCCCAGCTTGAAAGGAAAAAAGAAGGCGTGTTCGCGGGTCTGATTGGTGGGATGCGCGAAAAAAAGTCTGCTCGGATTGTAGATCCCGGCCAGCCCCCAGATGGCGCTGGCTGCCGCCAGGCAGGCCAGAGCGCAGACCAGCCAGTTCTCTCCCCTGGCCTGCCACCAGGCCAGTAAGACAATCAGGATGCTGAATACGGTGAACGATATTTTGGTGAGCGCTGTTTTCATGGCTCAATCGTACAAAAAAATCACAGGATCGGGAAGATAAAAATGGCAACCAGTGGTCTTGGCGTAACATTCGCGGTCGGCGCGGCTACAACAGCTTCTGTTGCCCATACCTTTGCCACGGTCGGAGATAAGGTCAAGTCCTTGAAGGGAAGTTTGAAGGGGCTTAATGCCGAGTCTCAGGCGGTGTCCCGGCTGCTGACCAGTGATGACGCTCTGCGCAAGGCGCGGCTGGAGCATATAGCCGCGGGCAGCGCCGCGACCAAGGGTGCCTTGGACCGGGCGCAACGCGCTTTTGACAGCGCGGAGAAGCATGCGAAAAAATACAACGTCACGATTGCGGATGCGGCCAAAACGCATGCGCGGGTCACGGCTGAGATCGAAAAAACCGGGAAGGCCCTGTCATTCAACGAGAAGCTGCAGGCCAATCAAGCCCGGAGAAAGGATCTGCAGGGTCAGATGATGGGCGTTGCGGCGGCGGTACTGGCGGTCAGTGCCCCCATGAAGATGGCTGCTGATGCTGAACAAATCATGGCCGATGTCAGCAATGCCACCCGGCTTGATGATGAGCAGTTTGAGCCGCTCAAGAAAAAGCTGCTGGAGCTGCCGTCCCTGTACGGCGGCTCCCTGGAACAGGTGGCGACCATTGCCGCACGCGGCGGCTATGCCCGTATCGCCAACAGTGAACTGGAGGCATTCACCATCACCGGGCAAAAAATGGTGGCCGCCTGGAAGATGAGCGCCGAGGATGCCGCGGACGCCCTCACCGGCATGCGGAACAATTTCAACCTCACGCAACAGCAAACCGGAGGGTTCCTGGACAGCATCACCAATCTGGCCAACAACATGCGCAAGGGCAGCGGAGGCGCCATCATGGAGTTCACCGGCCGCATGTCCGAACTCGCCAAGGTTAACGGGATCAGCCGCCAGCAGACCGCCGCTCTAGGGGCCACCTGGGCCGAGTTGGACATTCCGGCCAAAAAGGCCATCGGCGCGACCCAGGCCATGTACCATGCCTTGGGGCAGGCTAAGACCGCCAGTCCCGCTGCCCAGCAGGTGTTCACCGCCATGGGTACAACCGGGGCAAACATTCAGGCAAGATTCAGGAAGGACGCGCAGGGCACCATGCTTGAAGTCCTGAAGGGGCTGCAGCGATGGGAAGGTCCGGCGCGCGCGCGGATGTCCGCCTCCCTCTTCGGCGAGGGGAGCGAAGAAGCCGTGACCAAGCTCATCGGCAAATTGGACACCTACCGGACGGCGCTGGACCTGGTCGGCAACGAGGAGGTCGCCGCCGGTACCTTCCAGAAGCAATATGAAAAATACACCAACACGACGAAAGGGGCTTTGGAGTTGCTGGAAAACTCGGCGCGAAATCTTGGGGTGACCATTGGCTCGGTCATGCTCAAACCCCTGGCCGGTGCGGCTGCCATCCTGCAGACCGTGATCAACCCCGTTGCCGCTTTGGTGGACAAATTTCCGGTGCTGACCGGAACAATCATGACCTTGGCCGTCTCTTTCGCAGCGATCAAGCTGACGACCTTGGGCGCGATGTACGCCGGGACCATGGTTTCCGACGGCTTCCTTCTGGTCAAGAAGGGGGCCGAAGGGGTGTGGTCCGTTGTGTCCAGGCTGCCGGTGCTGTTCCAGGCCACGACCTATCAGATGCTCTGGCAGCGCGGGGTGGCCCTGACCACCGCCGCGGCCCTGAAGATCAAGACAGCGGCCCTGTGGGTGGCGCGGGCCGGCTGGCAGGCGCTCAATCTGGCTATGAGTTCCAGCCCCATCGGCATCATCATCAGAGTGGTGGCCCTGGTAGCGGCCGGACTCTGGATGTTGTACGAAACCTGTGAACCTGTGCGGAATGCCATTGATTGGGTGATCTCCGGCATCAAGGATGGTTTTTGGGGCGCAGTGAAGACGGTGGCCATTGTTTACGACAAGATCTCCGGCTTCTTCGGCAAAAAGAGCACAATGGTAGGCGATTTGGACGCGTATCTCGGCAAGACAGAGGAAGTGGCCAAGGCTGCGGCAAAGATACCGGAGACCAAGTCGGTGACCGCCACCACAGCGGGGATATCGACGGCAGACCTTACTTTGGCCCGGTCTTCCGCCCCAGCCGGTGCCGCGCCGGGCAGGGTGCCATCCGCATCATCCCCCATGATCCGGTCAGCGCCAAGCGGCGGCTCCATCAACCCGCAGATCACCTTTTCCCTCAACTTCAACGGCGTACCCAGCCAGGATGTGGGCGACATCCTGGTCAAGGCCATCAAGGAGAAAGAGCGGGATCTGACCGCCTACTTCGAGAAGATGATCGCCGATATCGCCTCCAACCAGCGGAGGCTCGCCTATGGCAACTGACACCTACATCACCATGCAGAATGATGCCTGGGATGCCATTGCCTACCGGCTGTGGGGCGAGGAGCGGCTGTTCATGGACTTGATCCGGGCTAACCCCGAACACCTGGACACAGTGCTGTTTCCGGCCGGAGTGGAGCTGCGCATTCCGCCCAAGCCCGAACGGATCAGCAAGCAGGGATTGCCGCCATGGATGTGAGACCGGAAGAACTGGCCCGCAGGGCACAACTCCAGGTGAGTATCGGCGGCCATGACGCGACCTCGTATATCGAGCCGTACCTGACCTCGTTCACCTTCTCCGACCAGGCCGAGGGCAAGAGCGATGAGATCCAGATCGAGCTGCACGACCGGGACGGCAAATGGCGAAACGGCTGGCTGCCCTCGAAGGGCGCGAAGATCACCGCCTCCATCCACTGCCTCAACTGGTTCGGGCCTGGGCAGAACCCTGCCCTGAATTGCGGCGCCTTCACCTGCGACGAGGTCAGCTATTCCGGCCCGTCGGACAAGGTGAGCATCAAAGGGGTGTCCGCTTCCCTGACCGGACCCTTGCGGGAAACAGAGTGTACCCAGGGCTGGGAAGCCTTTTCCTTGGAAGGCGTGGCCGGCGATATCGCCAAGCGCAACGGATTGTCCCTGTTCTACGATGCCGGCGCCCATGCCTTCGACCGCCAGGATCAACGGGGCGAGTCGGATCTGGCCTTCCTCACGCGCTTGGCTGAAGAGCGGGGTGTGTCGGTCAAGGTGCGGGAAGACCAGTTGATCCTCTACGGCGCCCGCGATGCCGACGCCCGCCCCGCCGGGTTGACCTTTCAGCGCTCAGGTGAGGGCGCAAACACGGTGTCCGACTACGGCTTCAAGGAAAAATCGGAAGGCACGGGGTTCACGGCTTGTGAGGTGCAGTACCACGACCCGGCCACCGGACAAACGCATACCACCACCTACAACCCGTCCGGCAAGCCGGTCGATGAGGAGACCACCATCAAGGTTCTGAACATGGACCGGCGTATCGAGTCCGAGGCCGCGGCCATGGAGCTGGCCAGGAACAGCCTGCGCGGGCAGAACGGAGGCGAATGCACCGGCAGTTTTACGATTATGGGCCATCCGGGCCTGGTGGCCGGGATGACTGTGGGCATGTCCGGATTCGGCCGGTTCGACGGCACCTATTTCGTGACCAAGGTGGATCATAAGCTGGGCGGCAAGTACACGACCAGCGCGGAGATCCGCCGGGTGATGGGGTACTGACATGGCGGACGATTTTGCCAGTCTTGCGCGCCGGCTGAAGGCGCTGGAGCAGAACCGGGGCGCGGTCTTGCGCTGGGGCACGGTTACTGAGGTGGACGAAAAGGCGGGTTCGGCCCGGGTGAAGATCAACGATGCCGACTCCATCGTGACCATGCCTCTGCGGGTGTTGCAGCGGCGCACCCTCAAGGATCAGGAACAGAGCCTGCCGGACATCGGCGAGCAGGTGGCCTGTCTGTTCTCCGGCCAAGGCTTTGAGCAGGGCCTGGTGCTCGGGGCGGCCTACTCCGACAAGGACCCCTCTCCTGGCTGGCCGCCGCATGTTTGGTACCGCAAATTCGAGGACGGGACAGAGATGGAATACGACCGTAAAGAACACAAACTGACCCTGAACGTCAACGGCGACATGATCATCAGGGCGAGTGGAACCATCACGATCAATGGCGCATACGTGTACATTCAGGAGGAGAATTAAAAAATGCCGGCGGTGAGCAGAATAGGTGATTCGGTGAGCTGCGGCGGCACGGTGCTGGGAGGCTCCGCCACCATGAGCATCGGCGACCAGGGCGGTGAGGGCTGGCGAATGAAATACGCCATGGCCGTGGCGCGTGACGAAAAAAGCAAGCTGTTGCTCTGCATCCCGAGCATCGCGCAGGCTATGGCGGCAAAAGGGAAAGACGAAAACGAGCGTCAGGGCTGGTTGTACCTGCGCAAAATGATGACCAAATGGCTCACCGGCCCGGTGAACCGGGATGGGAAGAGCGACAAAGACCCCTTCTGGATCGATTGGGATTGGGTCATGAAGCTGCCATGGTACAACCCTATTTCTGTGGGGAAAGCGCCATATATTTATCCGCCGACTTCACCGGAGACTGAATACAGGAACTTTATCTGGCGCTTTCCGGTGATACCGCCTGACCTCTTAGTTCCGCAGGAACCGATCGCCAATATTTACAACGCGGAACCGGTCGCCAATATGTACAACACCGCGTCCAAACGATCTCTGGGAAGCATTTTGGCCCGTGACGGATTTCTGAAGGAGATGGCTGCTGGCGAGGTCCCTTTTGATTTCACCACCAGCCCTTGGGAAGAATGGCAAGAAAAATACCACATCCAGCGCGTTGTGATGCAGCCTATCGGCATCAATGCGCAGCAGGCGGTCTTGGGCAGCTTCACCTTTCGCGCCCTTGCCAAGGGGACGACGGAATGGATCAAGGAAGGGGTACACCGCATCCGGGTGACCGGTGTGTCCGTCTTTGTCCATGACATCTACAATTTTGCCGCTGGCGGGTTGGAGTGGCTGGGTTACTGGAATTGTGAGGAAGGCACGGTCGACGTTTGGCCAACTTCTGGTACCTTGCTTGAGAACAAGGATTTCCGTTCGTACCAGGACAGATATGGTCTAGGTCATGATTATCTGGTGCTTTCCCGTCCGCATGAAGTGGAACATTGCGAGGAAATGGTGTATGAATACCCATTATGACGCGCAAGAAAATATTGATCCTGCTTTGGCCGCTGGCCCTGCCCCTGACCACTTTGTGGTTTCTGGATGTATGCCTCTGGCTTATGCATATTCTGGCAGGGTCTGGGCACCCATTCATGAAAGACATACAGGATCTGTTGCTTTCTCTGCTGCCGCTTCCGCGCTATCTTGGGAAGATTGCGGAGATGTGGGCCTATTTCTTTTTGCCGCCCATATCCAACGTCCGCGCAGTGTACACGCCCATCGTCCTGCTGCTCCTGGCCGTATCGGCGGTGGCCTGGGTGTGCAAGCCATGCAGGCTGACCTTTGTCGGCACATTGTTTGTGTCCTGGGTACTGCTTGGGCCTCCTGCCATGCTTTTCATCTACGGAGCCTATTCTACGCGCTGATTTTCTCCCTCAGATCATTTTTTCATAGCCTCAAGGCCGCTCGCCGGCTTTGGGGCTTTTTTATGCCCATGCTCTGGGCAAATCCCGCATCGGAGGCCGTATGACTGTGACCTCCAACCCATCCTATAATCCCGCCCTGGATCAGGGCAGAGAAAATAACATGTTCCTGCATTCAGGAGTAGGGACGGTGTTTCGCCGCCCGGATCTGATGTCACGGGGAAAACGGACGGCAAGATGCAGGAGAAACAAAAAATGCCTGCGGTGAGCAGAAAAGGTGATCCGGTAAGCTGCGGCGGCACGGTGCAGGGAGGCTCCGCCACCATGAGCATCGGCGACCAGGGCGGTGAAGACTGGGGACGGAATTTTGCCTTCAGCCTGGTGAAAGGCGAAAAGGACAAATTGTTGCTCTGCATTCCGAAAATAGCTGCGGC